CAGTTACATCTACTTCTGGATTGTTATATTTGGGGCCAGCGCCCATATATAATCTGGCATTGAAATATGTTAATTGCCCATGCTCTGTAAATGGGATAATTATATAACCCAGGTACTTACCTTCATTGCAATATCCCCATCCCTTTCTGGCCAATTCATCTATATTGAATCCCCTTCTCTTTAAGTAATTTCTGGCTGACTTAGCCAATACGGAATTACCCATAGATATATTCCTGAATCCATCTGGGAGAAAAAATTCCTTCTTACCTTTTAATTCAACCTTCTCTTCTTTGAATACATATCCAGAATAATCACCAGATTCAAGTATATGCAATACTTCTTGAAAACTATCGATATTCTCTAGATACATGATTAATCCAATAGGGGAGGGATGTTCTCCGCATCGGAAACAATTGCACCTATTACTTGAAAGGTTAATACCAAACTTCTTTTCTCTTCCACAGTATGGACAGTTTGATTTCATCCATGAATTTCTATAGTCGTAGGCTCCAATCTTCCTAATGAAGTATTGGTGCATCTTACCTTTGATATTGCTGTTAAGTTTCATATAAGTAAACAAAAATACCCGACCATGTTATCCATAGCCGGGTGATTATTACTTAATTGGTAATTTCTTACAGAACTCTGGTACTAAGTAATACATAATATAACCTCTCCTTATTTTATATAGTTCCATTTGAGCTTCGTCTAATCTAAGAAAATTAGTAGGAAATGGAATACAGTATTCATCTTGGCTTTGATTATAATCTGCTTTCCTTACAAATGTACTACCATTGGGAATACACATCTTAAATGTGATAGAAGCTTTTGGATGATTTACATGAACCCACGGTTTAGTAAAATATCCAAGGGCATTGTCCTCATTTATTGGGCATACTACCTCATATCTATTACCAGCTTGTCTTTTTAAGCATATCTCTTTAGAAGCTCTCCTACGGAATATCTTTAGCAATCTGATATCCATGATTACATATGTTCTACAGTATGAAACTCATTGAGATAAAGTATACTATGACATTGAGGACATACAATACTCTCTTCTCCAAAATGTCCCTGACCATAAGATAAATCTAAGAATACTTCATTTGGAAAACAGGCTATTAGCTTTTTACATTTGGGACAGGAAGTAACCTTTTCTCCAAACTTGGCCAAATCCATAGAATCAATAATACGTGCCATACAACTTTAATTATTAAGGTTTATAATGTGTTACTAAATATCACCAGTGGTTTTACTCCTCTTTTCAGAGTTTGCATTGGGATTACTTACCTTCTTTTTCTTTTTAAGCATATCATCTACTTGTCTACCCATGGACTCATCATATTTAGCTCTGGCTTCTCTTGAGAACTCTTTCATACGTTGTCTTTCTGGATCCATATTGAACATAACTCTACCGGTTGGAACTCCATCTCGTTGAACTACAACTTCCATTCTCATTATATTATGTTCTTCTTCATCGGGTGTAGAATTTAACCCAATTACGCATTTTGCATTTCTTATGATAGAAATAGCAGAAGCAATATCATTATCCTCGTATCTTGTTTCTTGATGCTTAGCGCCTTCTCTGGTAACATGTTGGGCAGTCCATATTGCATCTAGCCCAAGTTCATCACCCATATTATCTATATCAATATATACGTTGTTAATACGTTCTACATCATCCTTATCTCTGGAAATAGAAGCTAACTTTGCAGCATAGTCAATCATGATGACATGCACCTTTATACCTTTCTCTGATTCTAACTTCCTGACTAGATTCTTGATAGTATTACAATCGGCAATGGTTGCTGGTACACGCTCAACTATAAACTCTACACCAAGACGTTTATATTTACGCATGTGTCTTTGCTCCATCTTATCATAATCACCAGTTAACATCTCTCTCTTAGTTTTGTTGAGAGTAGATTGGATCATACGATCCATTAACTGGTTCTTACCATTCTCAGTATCAATATATAATACGTTCTTCCCCATTGCCAAGTATCCCCTTGTTATATTTATAAGTGCAAAGGTCTTTCTCCGTTTGGGTCGATCAATCAACACAAATAAAGAATTCTTAGGATACCCATCCCCATTACCCAACTTATTCAATTGCCAAAATGGAGTAGGAACTACATCCGGATCAACCTTTCTCATAAGTTGACGCATTGCAGTTCCACTAACCATTAACAATGGTTCATCCTTCTTTTGTGGCTTTGAATTTTGAAGGATCTTGGTTAGCTTTGATTGGTATGTTTCATATGAGTTATAATCTGAGAAATCCATACTCTCATTCAAAGCCTTTAATTCTATATAGGCAATGAACTTATGTATGTTTTCCAAAACTATATCTACATCCTTTAATGGCTTGTTATACAGTTCATATATTAACTTATGAATATTGGGGATATCTTCCTTTGTAACCAAATCTGTATAATCCTTGCCTTCCAATAAAGTCTTTACCTGTTCTATCATTAAAACTTCACTTGGGATTCTCTGATACTTCTTAACAAATTTGATCAAGGCTTCTACTAAGATAGAATGTTCTATCAGAGTAAAATACCCAGGCTTTATCTTTGAGATATATAAAAGAGATTCCTTGCCTTGTATCAGAAACCTTAATACTTCTAATTGAAACTCTATGGAAAAAGTGAATTTATCACATGAGTTTAACCTCTTCTTTACCTTGTTTTGTTTCATATATTATATAATATTCAGGATGTATTATCAATAGTATCTGCTAGATGATATAGTTCATGAAGCTCATCTTTGAACTAACTTCAACACAAACGGTGAAATAATTTTTATAAATTCATACAAGTTGTTACTTATTATATTATATTTGCATTGTTAAAAAATCTTTACTACTATGAAGGGCAATAACGGAAGTGAACTACATCGGTTAACAGAATTAAAACCTTATGATGAGGATTTGTTTAATAGGTTGTATAAAACCTGTAAACCATTAATCCGCAGATTAGTAAGGGGAATAGATTCTAGAAGATTTAATGTTACACCAGATATAATCAACTCTTTTTTCTGGGATAAGTTCTTGTATGTATTCAATAAATATCAAAGTGAGTATGATGAAGAAAGATTAAAGGCCACTCTTTTATCTTCCCTTCAAACTTTCAAGAGTAAGTTATTGCGTAATGCCTATACTAAACAGGCAGAATTTAATCAGGAGTTAACTTCATTTGAAGTCCTATTTGATAATAACAAGGAATTACTTGATGACTCAGAAGAAACTCGTATCAAGGAAGAACAATCACAAAGATTCCATGAATACATGAAAGAACATCTTACACCTGATGAGTATTTGGTTATGAAGATACAGCTTGAACCTCCCAAATGGTTTGAGTCACGTATTAAAGATTCACATGGCAAATTATCTATACTTCATCTGATTGATTATTTTGAACTACCAAGAGATAAATTTGCAGTAAATATGTTCTCCCAGATGAGAAAGAACATACAGAAAACTTTAGAACAAGCTGCTATAGATCTTAGACAATAAAAAAGCCAGAGCAGGATTAGATATAACCCAACTCCGGCCCCACTTAACCAACTCAACTATGGCTTGTGTTTAATATGTATCTATACATGTGGAGTAATTGATACATCTCCAGTATTACATAAATCCCATACATCATTCAACATAAATGGGATAAATGTAGTACCAAAATAAGTACTTCTGATAGCAGATGATGAACCACTTATAGTACCTACTACTACTTCCAAGTAGAAATTGCCAGATGAATCATCTCTTAAATAAACAAAGATATGACCATTTACTTCTTGCTCTGTTCCACTCTGAGTAGTATTCACCATCAATGGCATACTTTGCAATAACAACTTCCCACCAGATTTTTGAGCAGTTACCTTCTTATAGAAATCATATAGGTTCTTTAATACATAAGACTTGAAATGTAAAGCCAACTCTGAATTCAAATCTAACCTGAAAGTACCTTGAGTATATGGGGAAGAGGTGTTGCTCAGGTATACATACCAAGATAAGTTTATACCTGTTGGGTACAATCTGAAGGTTATTCCACAAGTATCACTTGAAGTTAAACCTCCACTCTTGGTATCTATGAATACTCTAGTATACCTCTTATCCCTTCCTGAGGATGTATCTAATACATCGGCTGTATTGGTGAACCTATTAAAGAAGTTATTTAATACTAATGCCAGATAATAACTTGGATCGTCAGAAGGTTTTACTACTTTTGAACTTTTACCATTACCTACTAGATCATAGTAAGAATCTGATATTTGACCATCTTTATTTATTAGGCATATAATACCAGCGGTTATAGAACCAGATTCTCCAGTTCCTTGAAAATCACCAGATAAGCTTCCCCTAATGTCACTTGGATTAGTTAACCTAACAGTACTCGATCCAAGACTTAGTCCCCATTTGGAGATAGAAGGTAAATCAGTATCTGGATTAGTACCTGATGATAATATGTCTAAGTATATGGCCCTTATATTGTTTAAATACAGAGTATTACTGGTAAAGGTTTTTCCAGCTCCTTCATAAAGACTTACTCCGAGATACACCAGCTTCTTTATAGTAATACTTACTGTACCATCACCGGTCCCTTCATCCGTAACATTAATATCTAAAGTGTAATCACATTCTATACCTTTACCAAGAGTATTCACCTGGTTCTGAAGTATACTGTTCAGCCCTTTCAAGCTATCAATATCATCCTCTATGACTGGTATATTCTTTACTTTCTGATTAAGTGAAAGTATATCAAATGACCCGTTTGTGAAAGGACTTACTGGCCATTTACCATCATAAGATACCAAAGCCATCTTATATCCAAAAGAAGCATATACATCATTGTCTCCCCAACTTGGGTCATATCCTACAATGTAGATACCAACTAGAGAATCAGTATTCCTATTTATCCAACCCGATGGTAATATAGTGCCTACAAGGGATGAGAAATCTAATGAAGCTACCTCTGCTGGACTATAAGTACCACCAGTACTCTTTTCCAATGATAACCAAGTAATACTAAAATCACTAACTCCAATATTACTAGCATCTGCTACTGGAGTATAGGTATGGCTTATTTTCATAGCAAAAGCCACAAACTTACTTGGATTACTTAGATCAAACCATCCACCAGTTGGCTTTACATCAGTAAAATCAAGAGTAACTGGACATATATGTATAAGCCCATCATTAGTTACTATGGCATTAACTACATTTCCACCATTATTTTCTCCATCTGATATTATGACTCTACGATTAGCTTTCTTTAATACTGGCGGAGCGGATATACCATCGCTAGATAAATTGGGATCCCATGAACCACGGATTATTACATGATCAGTAGAAGTATCTACAATATCAAATCCACATATAGGACCATTACCATGAGCAATAGCTATGGGTTCCATGGTTTCTTTGGATTCAATCAAGTCACCATATACTTGATAGAACCTCTGTTGAACTACACCGTTATTAACCACGGTTACATTATTAGCCATATCTCTACAGTTTTAATTTATCCAAGTTTTCGTCTATGAAAATGAGTGCCTTAGTTAAAGACTCAACCAATTTATGGTTTATATTATCATCCTCTAATAAAGCTACATCATCTGGATTATCCTGGAAGAGCCACTCAAGCAGTACTCCCCAGTAATTATTTCCCATTAGTACAGTAAAGTTAGCTTCCTTATCTGGATCACCATCTGATTTATCCATACGGTGTTTATATCCATCGGTAATCGGGAAGTCTTCCTGAAGCTGCTCAAATATTACTGTAGCAAATAAATCAGAACTAGTCTGGCCCTTGGTAGTATAAATTTCAAATCCCCTTGCAGTGCACCATTCATTCCCCATGCCTGTGGCATTATTATGGAGGGATAGCAGAAATTTAGTTCCCCCAAGTGGAGTATCTAGATTATTTGCAATTTCTCTTCTTCTAGATAACCCGATTTCTTTATCTGAGGTATTAGTGAATGCTACCTTGAATCCCTCCTGCTTGAGACGTTCAGCTAGCATTCCACCTACTTTACGACTCCATAAATATTCTTTATGTTTACCATCTGGTGATTGTTTTCCAGGTACATCTGACCCATGAGCAAAGTCAATGATCGGTAATAATTTTCGTTCCATGGTTATAATTTTTTAAGGTGCATCAATTTCAATCCATTGAGATACATACTTACTGATTGATCCATATTTGAAATGGAGAATTGATCCTTGGGTATGTATATTTGTTCTATTACCATATCTTTTATTGCTTCATTATCTTGAAGTTCAAATATGGTCGAAAGAGATTTGCCATCACAATTAAAGTTAGACATAAGCCCACATAGTTCTGAATACTCATTGTTAACTAATATGTCTACTTTCTTTATTACTGACTCTTTATTATCTATATGATTCTCGAGTCTTATTCGTAGTATGGCATACTTAAGTATATGACCAAGGCAATTGAATTCCCTTCGTATAAGAATCTGTGCCTCAGTTACACCTATTGTAGAATCAGCAGCTCCATCGAAGAATTCTGTGACCTTACTAGAAGACTCTGATACTACAGATATCTTTTTGTTTAAGTTCAAGATGGTATACATAAACATCACTACCAATACTAGAACTAATACCATAAAGATACCGAAGATTACCTTTAATGCCCCGTAGTTAGAAGCTGCTTCCGCTAACTCTATGGATGACCTTGTTAAAGATTGAACTGCATTGTCTAATTTTTGATCTTGGGCAGCTGCAAATAATAATGAGATCAGTGGCATGTTATACGATATAAATTACTGCAGAAGTTTGTTCAAATACCACTGAACTATCATTTGGTTCAAAGTACTTTACATTTACTGGCAGATATTTGTTAACTATGTTTATCAAAGTCTCTTTTACCTTATCACTATAATCTGATGGATGCTCAGTATATATCTGTTCCTTAGCTTGCTGAATCTCTTCTTCTGTAGCATAGTGATTCATAGACTTCCATTCTTCTAAAAGTTTTTCCTGAATCTCTTGATCTTTCTTGGTCATAAAATTCCATTGACCTTTTGGTATACCGATAGTTAAAATCATAGGAACACATTCCCAACAATCTGTCTCTGTATCATAAGTAGCTGATGGAGTATCATAGTAAGAAACATTGTCATACTTTACTGACCCATCACCAGAAAATCCAGTTACAGCTTTAGTACTGCCTTCTACTTCTGTAAGGTTAAAAGTTACACCATAAAATCTACCTAAGATTTCGTAAAACTTTTTAGTTCCCCTAATCTTATACAGTGATATGGCGTATCTTAGAACTAACCGGCAATCAGCAGTGGGAAAACCCCTGTCCTCTTTTACCCAATTCTCTAGATTCTCCTCTGTATAGGGCTCTCCCTTAGTTAATACGCCATAAGCATAAGGGATGAACCCAAAGTATTCCCATAGATAGTTCAGGAATATAGGATTGGCTTTATCCACATCCAGACATTCCATGAAGTTATCTATATCGGGCATTACCTCAGTATCGAAATAGCCAGAACATACATCTATGAACCTTTCGAATATACCCTTGCCTTCTGAATCTTGATAAGTATCATTGGCTTTGTAGTAATGGTCAAAAAGGTTACTGAAGATGTAATCCCTGAAGAATGTCTTCGCTGGATTAAACCACTTCATTGATTGTTAAGGTTATGTTATCTGAACTGATAACTGGTATATTATAGTTATGAGGTATAAGATCTACCAGTCTGCCATTGCTTCCCATTGGTTGGGTAGTTAACTGATATACTGTACCATTTTCATAGTTTGCATTTTCAACTGGTAAGTTGATGGTCATAGTAAACTTAGATTTGTATAAGCTTACATTTATTGGTTTACCATATTGACCAGTATATAAGGCATTACCAGATACGTTCTTATTGGTGAATATTCTATAGAAAGCATTGCCATCTTCTATTACCATCTGAATATAGCAATTCTCATAGTCAGTCTCTGGAGTTGCAGTATTGAACGATATCATTTTGAAATATGTTATGTTCAATGCTGGTACAGATACTATCTCTTCGGTATTCTGAGAATTTATATTTATAGCTATTGGGTACGGCAATAAGTATAACTCGGTTATGGTAAGGAAGTCAACCATTGGTTGATTATCCATTAAAGCATATAAATCAGATTGCCTTACCGATTTGTTTATACCAGAACTCTGGTAGTTATAAACATCAAGTAAAGCTTTCTTAACTTGATTGCTTATATCTATTGACTTAAATGACTTCTTACCGGTTATAGTTGCAGATAAGTATATCTTTGCTGCATGTGTAGAATATACACTTACTCTAGTAGTCAGTACTTTTGAGGATTCCATCCTCTGCTTAACATTGTTGATAAGTTCGGTACTAGCTTCTGAACCACCATCTGGGGTAATATATACTTCTACATATTTACCGCATATATAATTACAGTAGGCTTTATCTACACCGTCTATGAGCATAGCTATTGCTTCGTAATCCTCTTTTGTAATGGCTACTCCAAGAGTCTTTATACTGAGTGGAATATGCTCCTTCAGAGTATCAAAATCCTCATAGTCAGAACCACCAGTTGCAGCTATGGTATTAGTAATTGATAAACCAGAAGTTACATCAGACATTACTTCTGGTACCTTATCAAATTGGTTAGATGGTATATTACCACTTGAACCATAAGTAAGGTAGTACTGACCTTTTATTTGAGAACCGATGGTTGGTTTTCTACCGAATTGACCATCACCGAATACCAAATACGGTTGGAGTGTACTATCCAATTCTACCTTATACACCCTATCACCAGGACCAGAATAGGCAAAGGTATCCACCAAGGTCCAAGCTTCACCGTCAATGGTAAGTACCATTGATCCCTCTACATACTTCCTATCAGCTGGCAGATCACCCAAGGTTATGATTATATCATGAGAAGTATAAGTTCCCAATTCTACCTCAGCTACAGCCTCCTTCTGTGCAACAGGAACTTTATAAGTATATGTTCCCTTTTCAATGGTTACATTTCTAGTAGTTATCCAAGGTTTACCATCCTTAGAATTAAATACTGTATTCTGTGGTACATTGATATCTACTGGAAATGAGGTCCCATCCTGCATGTATACTGTAAGGTCTACAGAAGATGGTATAGCAGATTTTATATGGTAGTCCACTAGTTTGGCATGTTTATATAGAGATGAATACCTTCTACAAGTTGGTAAGAAAGCTTCTCTTGCCATACCATCTATATAGTAGTGTATAACTTCTGCAATACCTGCAAATATGGATAAAGTGAGTATAAATATATTACCTTCACTCATATCAGTAATCTCTGGAACCCTTTCATTAAGAGATTGAATTAATTTGGCTTTTATGTCATTGTATGACCTTTGAAAAGGGGTAAGCCATGGATTGCTAGTAGACATCTGTGGTTAAGTTGTTTAAGTTATATTGGAAGTTAAACTCTTCTACTTTCTGTGAGTTCTGTACTTTGAAATATATCAGGAGTCGTATTGACTCTTTTGTGGGTTTAAGAGCAAATACTTTTAAGGCTTTGATTCTTGGTTCCCAAGCAGCTATACCATCTTTTACAAAATTCTTAATCATCAGATTAAGTGCACTTGTATTTGGCTCTTCTAAACATTCCCAAGTCCTAGAGCCAAAGTCCTCTTGCCTAAATCTTTGACCAATTTGATATGTAAGTATTGCTGTTAAGTTTTGCTTTATTAAAGCTATATCACCATTTAGAACATACCATCCTATTTTAGGCACTCTTTTTATTTCTGTTTCTTCGGTTGTATATACCATACCAGGCACTGATTCATTAGTATATGATACTTTACAACTTATCATATTCACTGACTTAGTACCAGTAAGCACATCACCTTCATTTTCTGGTAAGAATAGTAAAACTGTTTGGTTTTTCTCTAATTTTACACAGATCACTCCTTTATTAGAATTCAATGGTATATCCCATATATAAGTATATTCACTCATTCTATATACTCTCATAGACATATGAGTGAATGTAGTTTGAGGTTCTAATTCGAATTCTATTTTAATGTATTTACAGTCTTTGTTTACAAAGAATGTCCAGCAAGAACAAGCAGTGTTATTAGAACCACTTAATGTCTTTATTGATTCATACCACCATTTATTACCATCATTCTTGATACCACCCAGTTGTAATTGTAAAGAAGTTGGAATATTAGAATATGGTAAATAACCCTCTATAGCAGCTCCACCAATAGAATTACTTTTAAGAGATTTTCTATCCCCAACTACCACATCATCGGGATAGGTAGATTTTAGGAATTCTTGATCTAAAGTATCTACCTCATCTAAAAAATTCCCATTAGCTATAATGTTCAGATCGGTAGAGTAATCCAAATCATGTGTAACTTTATATCTGACTACAGTTTCTATATATTCTGGTTTACCATCACTACCTATTGATTGTTCTAACTTTATGGGAAAATAAGGCCCACTACCAATTGTGTTGAGTTGATTATAGTTTGCCATTAGTTAGGTTGTTTAATAGTTTCACTTTCTATATCTTCCACCTTAGTCTCGGTTAATTTACTACCAGACCAAGATGCAACAACAGTCTTTAGAGCAGCCCCACCATCCTGAGGAGTTGGTGTCCATGATGTGAAAGCTTGTTTAAGATTGTTTATATCCTGCTCTATTTTGTTTAGTCTCTCTACTGTTGAGGTAGATTCTGGAATACCAACTTCTCCACCCTGCATTATAATACTATTCGCATCGACGTTTATATTACCGTCTAGAGATTTAATAATTATATCTTGCTGAATTATTGCAGTTAATACTCCAGAATCACTTTCATCCAGTATAATTTTATTGCCTTTCGGGGTTATAAATCCCAGTACATTGGACTTATTCAATTCTGGAGGCATCTCACCTATGGCCCAACCATGATATGACCATAGAGGGTGTCTTGGATCTCCGTTCTCAAATTCTACATATACTATAGAACCTTCCCTTGGTGATAACCATTTGAATCCAGATCCTGGACCCCCTTGTTGATGTTTAGGGTAAGCCCAAACTTCTACTCCTCTCAATATACTTGGTAAGTATACACATACCTTATTCTGAGAGTCTGGATCATAATTAGTTATAACAATTCCTCGATATGTAGAATAGAACCTACCTATTGCCTCTATACCCCTTTGTTGAATTAGTTCATATAAATTCATTGCTCTTTTGGGCTTATATCCCTATCTACTCTAAAATCAGTTCTAGCATCAAATATCTCCCATTTATGAGGATCTGTATCTTGACGTACAACTATTTGTGTACCAATCTTTGGTTTATCTCCAGTCCTATTATACTCCTCTTCCCATATAGATGCCCTATGCTTCCTAGCTTCTGCCTTAATTTTACTTGGTATCTTCCAAGCATCGGTAGTATAAGACTCTTTAGCTATATCATGAGATTTCTGGAATACTTCTTGCATATTAACAGAAGTAGATATCTTATTGATTATGGAGTTTCTTGACTTCTTTTCAAAAGTCACCTCAGTAAAATATCCCCCAGTATCAAAGCTATGTTCAACTTCTTTAGCATACCAATCACCAGAATATTTTTCACCAACATTCTTGATCTCAATAATCTGAGAAGACTCCATTGATGGGTTACCAACAAACTTAGCTTTGGATTTAATCTGGCTATTTACTGATTCTATTATGTCATTAGACATAAACTCTCCAAGGGTAGCAAACAATGGATCAGATACTACTCGTACACCTGGTACTTGTACTTCTAATTCCATTTCTATTAGTACCTTTGAACGATCTGAACCAGGGTAATCATAGGGATAATCTCCATACGGTCTTTCATCTGAAGATCCTTGAATGACTAAGTTTATCTCCCTGTTCTTTTTAAGAGCATTATAACCTTGTCTCCATCTATTTTGCCAATAAGCTTTACTATCCTTTGGAGCATATTGTAATGGATCTACTTGTATCAATACCTTCCTCTTTATGACAAAATAAGATACTTCATCGGGTGGAATAGGTAATTTAGGAGCATCTTCTTCATCTACCTTTATACCTTGTCTTACCTTATTATTGAAGTCTAATAAAGCTTTCTCATATTCATCTAATTTCCTCAAATAAGTTCTCCATTCTGACTCTATCTGAGAATTGTATGCTTTAACCTCTTCTTCAGTTAGTGAGGGATTTGAGGCTATTTGCTGCTTAGCATCCTCTACTGAGTTGTATACAGTACGTGTAGTTTTAACCGTATTTAATTTACGACATACAGAAGATAATGTTTCAAGAGATCCCTTTATTTTAGACATCCTGGTTACATCTCTCTGTATCAATAGTGGAGTAGCTTTATTCCACCTTACATAAGCATCCGGCTTACATGGATCATCATTTGTAGGTACACATTGAACTAAATCAGTTTCTACCGTTTTAGTATCTGGATCCACACTTGAAGCTTTACCAGCCTCTATACTTTGAACATATTTGGTTTGAACTCTGAATTCCAATAGTTCACCAGTACCACCAGCATAAGTATAAGCAAATACGGTTTTACCAGATTGCTTACCGTTATGTATCTCTATCTTATTATCCCGAGTATCCACAAAGTTTGGTCCGCCAGTCATTGACTTGGCTATACCTACTAACTGAGAGTATTTATTCAAGAATGTTGCTGACCCAACTATAACAGTTCCTTCTGCATAAGTAGCTGGTACTGGTCTTAAACTATATCTCTCAGGATTCTGGTATGGTTTAGCTAAATTACTTGGACTAAGATCAAGTATCTTTACCCCTACCAATCCATCATCTACTTCCTCAGTATTTTGTATCTTGGTATAACAAGGTAAGCAAGGCTTACTTTTCTCGTTGCTCTGTTTTGCCATCACATGGATTATTATCTCTTATTTCCAAATGTACACCAGCTTTCTCGGAATAATCAATTACTGTAGTTGGCATATTACCCACAGCTAATTCATTGAATACTTCCAAGTAATCGGTTTTATCTCCAACAAATTTAGATGGTTCAGCTTCCAAAAACATCTTTGCATCGGCAAATTCTATTGTAAACCTTACACCATCTGGAGTAAATTCTATCTGATGACTTTTTATATTCACTAGCCTTACAGGACTAGACTTAAAAGAGCTATCACTAAATATCCACCCCCACTGTATTTTCAAGGGCATTTTGAATTGCAGAGATGGATGATCTACTATATCCACAAAGTCAGTTACTATAGTAAACTTACCTTTGTCTCCTTTACCTTCAGTATACCTGTAATTAAAGTTCTCTACCTCCATACCGATTGGCAGGTCATTGAAGATATCCATTATTGGAGATCCTGCACCATCGAATATTGCAAGATATGGTGTACCATTACCATTTAAGAGAACCGGTTTGCTATCCTCCATAGTTTGGTATGATTAACTCCATATCTGCATGAAGGTCCTCAAATGGATTGAGTATATCATTGGCATCAGCAATCACTCCCCAAAATCCAGAATCACCATAGTACTTGAAGGCAATGTTCTGTATGGTTTCTCCTTCAAGTACGGTGTGTATTAGATAATCGGTAGATATAGATGATATATTTCTTTCCAATGAGATATCTCCATCTGGGAACTTTATTACATAACTATCATCATAGGGACTTGTTCCAGGAATAGTTACCATAATTATTTAGTTTTGTGTGCCTATTCTCTCTGTATCAGTATTTTCTAGAGAATCTACTTCCCCACCATCAAGAATTACTCCAGGCGTATATTGCAATTTACTAGATGGAATTATTTCTTCCCAGGTTCTATTGTTTTTAGTTACCCTTTTGAAAGTGAGAGTTTGAGTAGCACAGTTGGGTAATAATTTAAGGTCGTATGGTTGGCTAACAGTATTAGTTATCCTCTGACCAGTATCTGGATCATTATCATATCTTCTCATCATACGAGAAGCATTCTGAAAGTTAGTTAACTCGTATGGAGCTGAAGCCAATATGAAAAGGTCATCTTCAAATAATCCAGAATTTCCCCACTGTATTCTTAAGGTAGGGGGAGAAGATATATACCCATCAGCTCTTGCCCATGATTCCAATAGCCTGCATTTATTGACTACATCATCCCTGTGATCTGCATCTATTGAATACCATGATATATCAAAGGTTATGGTATCTTCTCCACCTGTATAGAAATAGAATGGATTGTTACGACCCATGGATTTAACAGCTGCCCAAGTAGCAGCGGGTTCAACCCTTAACCTATCTGGACGATTCTGTATTACTAAGCTAATTGCGGGTGATACATTTAAGTTAGCTATTACTATATCGTTCTTTATAAGTTCTGATGTTAACTTATTAGCTAAGGTATAATCAATAGATTTAGCTTTTAATATTTTATCTGGGTCTACACCTGATTTCTTAGCTTCTATGATATTTTTATACCAAGGATTTTTAGATTGAGCTGTAGAATATGAACCATTCCTAGCTATATGAGCATTAATGGCATCAGACTCTTTATTTTTTTCATCTGGCTCAGCTTTAGCCATAGGAGAAGTCTTCCTATTAATTAATATAAGAGATCTCCATACCTTATTTATTGGAGATTGAAATATTCTCCCCTGCTCAAGTTCAGCTACCTCTTGAGCCACTTTTCCAACCGGTTTTCCTATCAGTGATGCCATGATTGTTTAGTTTACTCCAGCAGCTACATTTATTTCTGAATCTCTCTCATTGAGATATTCTTCGAATACCTTTTTACCGTCTATGTTAATGATAGTGGTATTGCCTTTATTCTCTCTCTGATTAAGCTTTTCAGTATATAATCCAAGAGTCTGTACTAACCATCTCATCTCTTGAACTGTTAACTCTTGGAGATTATCCTTTCTTAAATTGTATCCATCTTTGCTAGCCCTAACTGCAGATGCAAGGTCATTGGTTGCTCTGGTATTCTCTTCATTAGAAGCCTGATTACTTTTGATAGCACTGTATATCATTGGACCAACTATAGATATACCGGTTATGGCTAATCCAATTGGGCCTCCAAATAATCCAACTAATCTAGATCCGAATCCAAGCAGTCCTCTACCAACAGAAACCAATGCACCGCGAGAAGCAGCATTAGCAGCTGCAGCTCCTGCACCAGTACCCATAAGAGTTCTTGTCATCCTACCAGCATTAGTTGTAGTTACCATAGCTGCTGGTACTGGAGTCCATCCAGAGGCTCCTCTACCGGTATTAGCATAATATCTACCATTGGCTCCCATTTTTGCTGGAATATTACCATTATAGTAATATCTTGGTAAACCAGCTTCTGCAGCAACCATAGTAGCACTTGCTCCTATACCAGCTTTACGTTGAGCAATGATGGCTCTCTCCATATTGAGGTAAGCTTGGGCAGATATAGTAGCTTGTGACCAACCTCCAATCAATAATCTAACCATTGATCTGAAGGTCACTTGAGTATCACCATTTAATATTAACCATCTAGCTCTCCAGTTAGCTATCTTATTGGTAATCCATAATACACCAGCACCTATACTTGCTAACCCAGCTATCCAAGGTCCAAATGGAGTTGCCACTAAGTCACGTACTTGGGATATTGCCCAACCTACCATATCAAGGAACCCCATAATGATAGGATTATTCTGTATAGCCTCTGCAAAGGTAGTCATAAGGTTCTCTGCAGCAGACTGAATTATATCAATCTTACCTGCAAGAGTTTCCATACGTTTTGCTACTACTCCTTCGGCAAATCCAGCAGATTGATTTTGTATCTTATCTAGAAGATCAAAGTATCCTTCGGTATCTCTCATTATGGCAACTGCAGCACGCATACCACGTACACCAAAGATACTCTTTAATACTGCATTCTGATCTACAGTTGATAAGTTCTTAGTAGCTTCATTTATTTTACCAAGAATTACACCAAAATCTTGAAGATCTCCGGTAGCATCAACAAAATCTTTTTTACTCAATCCCAGTCTAGCTAAAGCTTTAGCTCCCTTGAAATTTGGATTGGTTATGGACTGAGTTAAGTAGTCTGCCATATTTCTGATAGAAGTACCTGCCATAGAACCTTGTATACCTGCATTACCCAAGGTACCTATCATAGCAGCTACTTGAGGTAACTGTTGTCTCAGAGTTACCATGGATGCTGCGGAATATTTGATAGATTCTGCCAAATCCGTCATGGACATATTAGATGCCATAGCAGCTTTAGTAAGCTGGTCACCAACTAATGTAGCAGCTCTTTCACCTTCCAATCCGAAGGTTCTCATTATATTGGTCAGTAAGTCTGCAGTACCTCCTTTACCTCCCAATTCCATTCCTGTAGCATTGGCCATCATTGCAGCACCAGATATCATTTCTTGTATCTGATTTGCATCATTACCAGCCATTGCTAAGTATTTCATACCTGAAGCTATATCTCTTGACATGAACATGGTCTTCAAACCCAAGGTCTGGGCAGTTTCAGATAACCCAGACATCTGTTCATTGGTAGCTCCAGAGATAGCTCCCACTGAAGTCATCATATCGATGAAGTCAGCTCCAGTTGTAATTGTAGTAGCTAAGGAAGACACTATATTACTGGCTATACCACCAAACATATTTGTATATGCCTGAACAGCGGTTAAGTTAGCCTGTACAGCATTCTTAGCATCCCGATGTAAACCTCTTATAACAGAGCTGGCTTCTCTTGCTTGGTTAGAAAACCTATCTTGTAAGACAAGAGCTATACCTATCTCTAGTTGTCCTGCAGAAGGACTACCACTTGTAAAAGCCATATAGTTTCAGATTTATAGAACAAAAGAGAGATGACCCTATGTATGGGTCATCTCCTTTTTTAGTTGTTCGTAATATGCTTCGGCAGCTTCTATAAATTTCTTCCTACGCCGCCATGGGAGCTTTGCTAGAGTGTTAAAGTCAATACTAATCTTTGCTCTAACAATATATAAATATACATCTTCTAGTTCTCCCGTGGGTAGAAAAAATTATCTACTGCCATTACTGGTACCATAATACGTTGACCAGTATCTGGGTCCTCTATTTGAGTAGTTCCTGGGAATATTGGATCCATTCCTTTAACAGTGGAACGAATATCCATCATATCCTGAGAGGAAAACATTCTGAAGTTTTTAACGATCTCGTAATTTTCACCTACTTTAAGTTTAAGGTTACGAGCAATTAATTCCTGGTTCTTAGTTCTCTCGTTCATTGGTAAATTCATTACGTATGACTCACCTTCAGCACTGAGTAAATCAAAGCAAAGTTCTTTACCACTCTTAGTTGTAAATGTTATCCCCTTTGACTGTTTTGATACTGGATAAAATGGTATAGCATTCGGTTTTGCTTCCATTTCCTGCATTGTAGGAATTGTACCATAGTCAAAAAGGAACTCTTCTTTAAGATCTACTTCATAATCAATGGTTCTTACTTGACCCTCTGCTGGGCCTTCCCAGTCATACCTGAATTCAAGAGTTTTTCCCAGAGAGAATATACGAGAATTTATCATAATCGTATACCTATCAAGAGATGGCATTTTTTGAACATCATCAGCTGTGAGTAATCTTGTAGCCGTAATATCGGTATCTGTTACAATACCAGCAATAAATTTAGAGATGTTCATAAATGTTTTTGCATCTACTGGGTTTGAGAGAATATCATCATCCTCTCCATTCTGTTCCCGTATGGTTACTTCATAACCACTTGGTAGTTTAAAGGTAAGTTTCTTACCATAAAGTGTTTGATCTTCCATTGTGTTGAGTTGTTAAGTATTCTGAAAAATATAGTATTTTGTAACGAAAAAGGGAGAGCTCAGCAATGAACTCTCCCTTAGTGATTCACTATTACAGCTTCTCGCAGGTATCTACTGAGAACTCCAAATCCTCCAGAGTGTTATCCGAACTCATTCGGTCTAAGTCCTGTCCGTTTACCTTGCAAGGCCATACTCCGGTACATGTCCAGGAGTTAAGGATAGATACTCCATCCTCGGCCAGCTCATTGATGAGTACCGTTTCCTTATACTGGCTTGGAGTTAAACCCCCACCAAGCAACATATCCTGAACTGACATAAGCCAATCCCATAACCAAGTATCTGACCCAGAAGTAGTTTCCAATTTGGAAGCTGTTAAGTTTCCAACTGATACTCTACCAGCTGTTTTTACATCGTAATTTACATCACCATGTGAAACTTGTTCAATACTTACCTCTGGTATACCAACCTTCTGAAAGAGGAATGCGTTTATGGGATGTTTGACAAATACAATTTGCCATAAGAACTTCTTCCTCGGATTTTTTACTTTAGCTCCTGCCATAGTATTATTTTGTTATTTTGTTAGTTACTGTGCAGCAGATATGGATACCTCACCTGTACTCTTATTTACTGTTATATCTATGATTACATCCATCTCTATATCCTGCATTGGAACCACTTCATGATACTTCAGCTGAGCCTTGTATTTACCCTGACGAACATCGGCCTCGTTATTAACCTGAAGATCTTCATAGCTCTGTGCATCCTGATCTCCCAACCACTCATAAGAGGTAATTGCATTACGAGTCTGAAGGTCATCCAGAATATCCTTTGCTTCATAGTAAATCCTCTTCCACGTTTCAAAGGTATTAGGCTCTTCTATATAGCTCTCCAGAATAGGCCGAAGGTTCTTCTTCAGGTAAAGATTGAGACGTACTATTGAAATGAACTTTTCGGAGTCATCCACGGGATTGGAAGTGAATCCATTCCAAAGCATAGTACGCTGGCCCTGAGTACGAGTGTTCTTGATTACGAACAAGTTCATGTACCACTGAGCAAACTCGTTAAGAGTATCTATATCAGCAGGACCACCCAAGTTCTTCATCACTGGTCCAAGTGCCGAAGCAATTACACCACGGTTCATACCAGAGAAGGAATACCAAGGTCCATAAGTAGAAGCACAAGTTGCATCAAGTCCAGCTACAGAACCTAATACATCGCATTTTTGGAGAGAACCATTTTCGTTGTAGTACTTGATACCACCTCCGAAATATGCTACCTCCTTCTTAGGACCAATGGTCTGAACCATAGTCTTCAGAGCGGTTAATGTTTCATCAACCGTAGCAGGAGTACGGGTTCCGGCTGCATACTTTGGTACCTCTACATAGAGCATATTCTCGAATGTAGTATGTACATCATTAGCTACTTCAGTATATACCTCCATATAACTATCCAGATGCTGATGTATGTGAGAGAGTACTACAGAGTATGCCTCATAGTAAACCTTGCTAGCATTGTAAGCAGAGATCCACTCATCCTTACCCGGATTTGTACCAGCAGTTCCCTCGGAGCATTCCATGTATACATTAGTATCACTTACTTCATCAGCATCAACGGTTCCAGAAGTAATCTTACCGATCATAACGGTAGAATTCCAGTTGGAGAACTGACGGAGTATGGAAACTATGTCTTCCATGGTCTGTATACCAGTTGCCAGAGTTTCCATAGTTCCCTGGCCATCACCTTCTTTTCCCTGAATTGCCTCGAACGTAATGTTTGGAGCATTATCCAAGAAATTCTGTAAAGTATTTACATTGATAGAAGGAGTAGTTACACCGTCAGTAGTATTTGCAGATACCGCTGAGAAGAACAGAGTCTCATTCAGTATACTATCATAAGTTGGTATACTAGTTTTCTCATCCCTTGCACCATACTGAATGATACTTGCACGGAGTGTTGGCTCTGTGGATACATTCAATTTTAAATAGAAGGGACGATTCAAATTTACCCCAGTATTATCAAGTACCGGAGAACCTGCTTCCCGAGTACGAATAGCCATATTCATTGTAAGGCTATTCTCTGCTCCACTTGGATCAGAAATTACTATGGATATAATTGCTGAACCGCTTGGAACTGAAGTTGATGGTGCACTGAGTGCTGCAGCTGCTGGAGTTACAGCCATTGGTTTTGCCCATCCATAACTAGCTCCCTTACCAGCTACTCTAGATACTCGAACTTTTGCACCCATTTCCAGGGCTTTCATTATGTTCGATACTGAACCATCCGGAACTATCTCCGAACCAAAGATACGAATGAACTGAGATGGGCTTGAAATCAAATCACTTGGGTCTTCGAACGGACCCTTAGTAGTCATAGCTACCATGTTGACTACGCCCAACAGAGGCACACTCGATTGCACGTTCAGGTTCTTAAAGTTGAACCTTACTCTTGGAGTCTGTGGCATATTTAATTATATTAAAGTGTTATTAAGCAATTGGCCATATATTATGGTACTTTAAGTGTATAATCTGCATTTTCTAGAAGAACAGAAATATCTCTTATTGGAGTAATTACCTCTGGAGGAGTATTTTTCTCTATGAGGCAATCCTGTACTTCGAATTGATATACTTTTTCCATTAACCCGTTTTCCAGGTCTGGCATATTGTAAAAGTTAACTATCCTAAGGTATATGTTACCTGTGAATAGGAACTCGGGTTCATCGTAGGGTTTTAAGTAACCTCTTTGTGGTACTGACCAGAACATAATTTGATGCAGCAATCTCATGTGTTCTGATGATAAAGCACACAACCTTATGTTCATATATTGTGATAGGGATTCATAAGGTACTTCGGTTGCAGTATAACCTATACCCTCTTCTTTCTGTATTATTTGTCTTGGTAGTCCTACATCACCAGGATAAAATCCTTCTGAATCAACTACTATTCTCGGGGTTTCTTTTATACCTCGGGAATGATTATTGCCTACTCCAAAGATACCTATATAGAAACCCTTATCATCTATTATCTTTTTAAGATCTTCCTTAAACCTTTCAGCATTTTCTGCACTTGTTGGAAGATAGTCTTCTGGGTTTATAGTGTAGCCCAATTCAATGGCCATATTCAATAGAGCCATGTATATGGACCTCTCTATAATTTCCTGAGAATTTACCATTTTACTTGATTGGGTCTTACACCATATTTTTGAAGTTCTCTACGTATCTCTGTTAGTATAAGTTGTTTTAACCTATTCTTACCACCAACAGCTTTAAGAGACGGTGACCACACTGGTCTTGATGGAATCCTACCATCGTTGGATCCAAATTCTAATATTCTGGCTAACTGATTTAATGTTAAACCTTTCTGAGATGATCTTCTTGTTCCAATTGGTAATCCTATCAGAACTCTAGATTTATACCTATATAACCCAACTGACCTTGAATAAAGGCCAGTCAGGTTATAAATAGGATGTTGTCCCCACCTTTGGATAGTAGCTGGGGATAGCGGTTGCCATGTTACTCCACCACCAACAGGTGGTATACCCAAAGTTAATGACTTCTTTACTATTGCAAGTAGGTTTCTTGAGAACTTATCAACGGCTCTATCATACCCTATTTGCATACTTTGACCAAGGTTACTTACTAAAGCTTCAACAGTTTGCCATTCACCGTTTAACTTTACTTGAAGAACCAGGTCAGATATTTTAGGTAGAGTGATATTAACCGTTCTTGCCATTGTTAAAAATGTTTATCGTAAAAGTCCTTTAACTTTGAGTAAACAGTTCTAATTACACCGTCCTTATGATAATGGTACTCTCCAGCATAACCGTCTATTCCACCAAGTTTGTTTGCCCATTTCTCTGTCCAGAATTCGTAGTAATTATTCTTTCTATTATGGAATAGGCAATGAATACCACTACATAATCCAACTATGGGTAAATATAATGGCCCAAGTATTCTGGACTGTATGCAATGACCAAACTCGTGATCATAAGCAGGTTCTTTTAATCCTGACCTTTCTGAAAGAAAGATGTAGTTTCCCAAACTTACACCGCCATTCATTGTAGGAGCTACATAGAAAGCAGTGCTTCTTTGTTTAAGAATCCTTTTCTCTCCTTTCAGAATTATTCTATAAATAAGTCCGGCCAGGTTTTGGGGTAGTTGCCAAATATACAAAAGGATATGCACCAGAGTATGCAAGAACTTACCAAACTTAGTTTTATGTTGATGTTCTTTTAAGATACTGGACATTGCCTATTCTTTCTTAATGGCTGCCTTTATTTTGAGATAATGAGCAAAATATCCGGCAATGAAATACACTATCGGATATAAAATGAGCAAGAATGCTACCAGTCCGTTGTCCAGCCATCTCCAAATACAAGAGAAGATTATTACTGAGGCTATTAGCAATGCTACATACAGCCATCCAAGTTTTGATATTTTCATAAGGCTTTTGTTTTAGAAAATGTATACTCCTCCATCGTAGAAGTTAAATAACTCTGACCTATTCACTAACCCAGTAATAACTAAGTAATATACATTGTTATCACTATTAGGTACGTTAGTAAACTCTGTAGAAGAACCAACTCTTACATCTCCATCTTCATAAGTCACACTCTTTAATAATTGGGTTCTTGCCTTATTATAAATGGATATCGTAGTTTCTGTACCGGGTGAACGGGGAGAAATACCTACAGTAAAATTAATGTCAACTTTTGATGGAGTTGGGGGTACTACACCAGCACTGGTTACATACTTTAAATACATAACCACTTTTTTGTTAGTATCCATACCAACTAGGGTCTCACCAATATTATCCTCTGTATCGGATTTAAATGTTATCTCACCAATCTTACCGTTATATTTCTCGTAGAACTCTACTACTGCATTACAATCTTCGAAAGTACCTTTTGTACTGGGTCCTAAATCTACCACCAAGTCATAAGGATATGGTTCACCTTTCTTTAATTCCATACCTATGAAACTTGTTGTGTATAAATCCTCCAAACTCAATCCCCAAGCTGGATCTTGAATGCTGCCAGTTGGGAAGGTATTAGCTATGGATTTAGAAGTTAGTACACCATCAAGTAAATTTATCCTATAAATTAAAGTATCACCAAAGTTAACCTTGGTAGTACCACTTATAGTGTTAGTACCATAGTGATCTTTATCTATATTTAATCCTCCTAAGAAAGTATCCGTAGCAGTACCGTACTTTCTTAAGTAAACTCTGATGTTTAATACCCAGTTATTTTCTGACTTAACAGATATCATAGGAGTTATATTCCCCTCTGATGATAACCTGCTAGTAATTACATAAGGATCATTACTAAATGGTACATTTACAGTTCTTGAAGTTAATGGGTTTTCTGGGTTACCTTGTACTATGGATAATCCCATACCAGAACTATTCTCAAACTGATATGTCAGAGTTTTTGGCACTGTTTTACTTGTACCATTCTGTGAAGCAAAAAAAGCAGTAAGCATCCTACTTATAGTTTGTCACGTTTACAAATGCTCTAAAGGTTATATTAGTAGTCGACGACGTTGTAGGCACAAAGTGAATAGTATATACCTTTCTACCAGATGTAGCAGTAAATCCATCAACACCATCTGCTTTATATACTATACCTACTTGATCCTCAAACTGTACGGTAACTCCATACGGGACATCTATTACAGCATCCCTGAACGGGCCGGCCTTCACTTGTGCAGTCAGCAGGTCGGGAACCTTTATTTTCAGTGTCCCAGAGGTTAAGTTAGTCGTAAGGTTTTCTCCCGGGATAACAGTTCTGTAACCCGAGGGGAACATCGTCAGCACAGCATCGTTCGGCTTGACGTATGACTTCGTAGCGAAATTAGAGATACCAGCCAAATCAAGCATACCTGTTTCACTACCATCACTCTCTATACTGTTTATTATCTCTTGATCGGACGAGTGGTTACCCACCCACTCCATGACGTAACTCTGGTCAATAAGGTAGGTGTGTATCGTGGAGCCTCCGCTGAACAGGAACACCGAGTAGTCCGACGACGAATCATTCGCTATGATCGCTATTTTACCACCAGCGCACACAACGCGGAATCCTAAGTTCAGACCGTCAGAGGTACTTCTAACACCAATTCGGTATAGAAGTCCATTAACTAATTCCTGTAAATTATTAGCTGCAGTTGGATCCCACGTACTTGAGGTATTTTCATCGAATAAAGTTGGTGCAGCTACTAAAACCTCTTCAGCTTTTATATCACTACTAGACCCACTACCTTTTAATTCCCATATAGTCAACCAAACACTAGTAGAATTCTTTATAGTAACATATACATCTGAATCATTTTTAGATATAAATGTATTCCATCGATCTCCTGTTGCAGCATAGCATTTTATGGCATAATTTGCTGGATATGAGGAAGTACCAGGGCCTAAAAACTCTACAAATATGGTTTTATTACTTGTACTATCATACCATAATACACCAAACGGATGTAAAGCTGTTAAATTACCAACACAAATAAATCTAAATCTGTTACTAGAACCAGTACCAGATCTCATACCAGCAAAAGCCTGAGCTTTCAATAACAGAGTTCTTAAATTATCTGTACCAGAATATGGTGATGGATTAGACAGAGGTTCATTTATAGTACCTGAACCACTACTACCATCATTAGCATTAGTATTTAAGAATTTATTTATGGAGATTGATATTCTATTTTTTAGAGTAGACATAATAGTTTTATCATCAATCCCCATAAAACTAGTCCAAGTAGTATTTTTGAAAGATTCTATATCATAATCTATAGAACTACCAATTAATACTACTGCGGCTACTTTATCTGCTGATGGGTTCTTTATTGCAAATCCTATATATTGATTTACTGTTAAAGTTGCTAATGAACTTATCGGGGTAAATATCCTTATTCTATTTGAAGCTATAGCAGAAACCAAATATTTTAACACTTTAAGAGTAGAACTAGTTTCTAACATTCCAGTAGAACTAGTGGGTATCGGTATATCACTACTAAGATTTATTAAAGTAAATAACCTAGCTATATCTATTGAAGTACCGTATTGAGTATCTGATACCTGCAATTTCTCATTGCCATCAAGGATATTTTTCTCCTTGAGAGAATTTATATCTACGAACTTTGCCATATTTGATTGTTTTTAGTATCTCTCCAACCAGCTTTAACTTCTGAAGTACCGAACGTAGCAACTGTGTTATTAAACATAGCTACTACTAAACTGTCTGTTTTTTGGATTACTGTTAAATAAGCTTCGGCTTGTAATGCAGTTACTACATTTGAAGTTGTAGTTCTAAATACTATAGTTTTCCTCCTTTCTACTCCGGTTTGATTAATATCAGAAATTATGAGTGATTCTGAACTCCCTTCAACTCCGGTATAATCTATGTAAAAATTATCACCCGAGCCATCACCCCATGGTATAGTAACTTTTGCCATACTTTAAGTATTAAATTTGGGGTATAGTAGAGATATCCCACCCTACTATACCAAAACTCCGTATCTTTACGATTTGGGAGTAACAGTGAATGTGGTGTTGGTATCCACCGTAACCTGAACTGCAGAACCATCCTGAGGTACATCGATCTCTGTCGGTGTAACTTCGATAAATGGATCACCAGCAGTCTGATTCAGTGTAACCGTAGCCTTCTGTCCACCAGCAGCAGTAGCAATAATCTGCTGAGTTCTGGCTTCAATTGTTTCGTTTGCTGCTGCAGTCAAAGTAACACTAAAAGTGTACTTAGCTTTAGCACCGGGGTCACCAGTTATTGCAATACCACTAGTTGCAGAAGCTCCGTTTGCAGTAAATTTGATTGCAGAAATATCTGCATCTATGACATCACCAGCACCTTTTGAAAAGGTAATCTTGGTAGTATTGGATTTACCAGTTAATGTTACACTACCACCACCCTTATCAACTGCTGGGCTAGCATTATCAAACTCAATGAACTCTGCAGCTGGGAGATGGTTAGCAACAAATTGCTTCTTCTCAGCTACACCGGAACCCTCTACTTCAAAAGTGGCAGTCTGAGCTAAACGGTTACCTCGATTAGCAACTTCTGCCTTTACCTGTAAAGTGGTATCACCAGAACCAGTGGAAGGACTAACAACTACACCGTTCTGTTTTACTTCAGCCATTTTTTTTTTTTTATTTGGGTCTAACTCTAAATGTAGTATTCGTCTTTACGGTAGTTTCATCCTCATAATTATTCATTTCGTTTAGTTCAAGGATGTACTTGGTCAACTCTAAATACTTGCCTACATTTTCCAAATAAGCAAGTATCTTTTTCGTCTCTTCTGGAGTCTCTCTCTTCAATACTACAAAGAATAACAAAGCCTCATAGTGTGCTTGAGCAACTTGAGTATCACCAGATGGAGAATATACTTTACCATTGATTACAAACTTATCCTGTGCCCAGTCAAAGTCCCAGTAACCATCTTTGGTTAAATGGCCATTCTCTGCTAATGACCTCTTGGTTACGTATAGCACAATATTGATACCGTCTAATTCACCTGATACGGTTTCTTTTAATGAAGGCCAAGTTCTTATGTAGTTATATTGGATTAAGCCATCCAATAGATACGGTTCATAGTTGTTTCCAGTATCTTCACCGTAAGATAACATCTGGTCAAATCTCTTCAACCAGATTAGAGGTTGCTTCCCTGCATCCACTTCAACAAAGTCATTTACTATGGCTTTGTATCTATCCCATACTCCATTAGTAATCCTTTTCCTTCGTGCCATACCCTACTTCTTTACTGGGAAGCCGGGGTCTGGGCCATCTAATGGACCTGGCCTCCGGTGATTGACTACTTTTGGAACTACTACCTTCTTCACTGTTCTGCAAATAGGTAGATATATGGAAAGTCTTTCAGCAAGCATACACAGGTTTTGTTTGAGTATATCAATAACTCCACCTGGTTGCATTGCTTTTATAACATTGGATGAGGTTTTAGATTCTGAGTCTGTATCGTTGAAGAATTCTACCTCAGTTGGACCTGTTTGTATTCGTTTAACCTCACCTGAACCTCTACTTGATTCAGAAGATTCTGATTCAGAACTAGAGGTTGAGTTACTATCTTTAACCGATTCTGCAGTAGCACCAACCATTAATGAGATTTGTACAACCATATAATCATAGGCTGCCAATTCCATAATTAGCTGGTTTTCTAGAGCTTCATAATACAACTCATTATTAAATTCCTCTATTGGAATCTCATGATTTACTAGCGGCTGAATATACAGCTGCCATTTTTCAATGAATTGCTGCTTCTCTTTAAGAGAAACCTTACCGAAGATATCCTCAGGAATATAAGTGTCTATCAGCTCATAGATACTGCCAGGCAACTGGGTATTTACTTGATCACTAACTCCGATTACATTGGTTTTGGAAAGATTCTCTCCACCATAGTTATTTGTTATTGTTACCTTGACAACATAGTCGCCAGGATTTTCATAAAGATGGGAAGCAGTTACCACACCTACATGTGATTCTGTCTTCCCATCACCAAATACCCATGTTACCGTGAAATCATGAGGTAGCTCATCAGCGAATGCCCTGAACCTTGCATTTAGTCCAACTACGGTAGATAAAAAATCCACCGTTTTCATATATTACTCGTCTTCTCCGCTGTTAAACTCATCTAAAATGGCATTTACCAAGTCAAGCTTAGTATCACCATCTTCTGGTTCAATATCTAAAGAGATAGCCAAAGCTTTCAGCTCTTCTCCATTGAACTGATCCTTTATTTTTTCTGGAGCTTCGCCTGCCTCTATAAGACCAATGAACTTATCTTTAAGAGCTTCTGTGTCCACTTCTTTCTTTGAATCAGCTTTCTTCTTAGGATTAACTTCTTCTGTCTTGACTTTAACTTCTTCTGCCTTAGCTTCTATAAGGTAACCATTTGCAATAGCTGCTCGGATTACCCGGGAATTAAACTGATTCTCGGTTATCTCAACAACATCCTTGCGAAGTACCTTAATCTTAGAAGCCTGATCATAGAAGATACTTGCCTTTGGATTAAGTTTTATGTATTTTGCCATAGTTAAATGGATTAAAGGGGGGAGTATATACTCCCTCCTTATATTGTTAAGGGGTTTAATTATTCGAGGATGCCTTTCAGGTAATTATCTACATCCATGTAATCAGGGAATCCATTGGTAGAGAATTCCTTAGTTGCATCTATGAGGATAGAAGCATCCTGATACATCTTCGAGAAACCAGTAGTTAACGAAGCATAAATAGCCTCTGTCTGGTTCGATACTATACGTTCAGACTCAAGCATAAGCTGCTTAGCAGTCAACTTAATCATGGCAGCCGATGGATCTACAAGCATTACCTCATTTTCTGGAGTTCCACCGTGAATATAGAAGTCTGCCGAATTTGGAACTGGAGTCTTCAGGTTCAAGCGAGCATCAGTAGTACCCGACGAACGTAACTTGAATTCAGGCAGATCAAGCAGATCAAGTGCCTGCTCTTCACCACCGATAATAGTACGGAACTGACGACCAAGGCGAGATGCACGAATCCATACCCGGAGAAGGTCACGATACTGTATACCATTCTGAGTATCACCTACACCGATAACAGGAGCCGATTCAGAACCATCAAGTTTGTTACCCTTTACGAGTACATCCATTGCCAGAGCATCCATTGCATAACCAAGCTGAACACCGAAGTCACGAAGGAAGATGGCCATTACATCCATGGATACATAGCTACGTACCTCATCGGTTACCTTGAATCCCTTACCGATCTTGAAAAGGTTTACCGACTTCTGTCCGAAGGATACAGTACCCAGAGGAATTGTCTCTGCCTCGTTAACTCGTGCAGGATTAGCATCCGACATATTTACCAGAGGCATGATAGCCGTTAGCCCATTAATAGGCTGATCAGATGCAATGATGTTCGGATAGAAAGGTGCCTCACGCATTCCAAGATAGATTGCCTCACGTACAATCTCAGGAACAAGCCAACGCAGCTCAGGATTAGGCATGGAGTAAATATTCTCCATCGTATCAACTTTCGGGTTGAAACCGATAGCCTTGAAATAATCCTCCTGAGTGAGACCGTATTTCTCCTGGAGCATATCACCCAGATGAATATCCACTGGGAGACTCTTGTTGCTTCCCTGACGGAAGCCATCCATGTTCTTTACAATTTCGGGAAGCTCCTTTAAGTACTGCTCCCGAGTTAAGGTTTTTTCTGCCATATTTAGTAATGTTATTTTCTGTTATTTTACCAGGATTTGAATCAGATCACCAACCTCAGCTACGTTGATAGCTATGAACTTAGTCTCTGCATTTGCATCGGAGGGCTGGAAGTTTGTATACGTTCCGCTTTCATCCAAAGTTCCATCGGTCTTAACATAACCAGTGGTGGTAAGCTTTGCCTTAGCTATACCGTGTATAATTGCAAAGGCTTCTACCATTACAGTTACTTCTACACCAGCTGCATTTGCAGGATATGCAGGATACTTACTGTAGTTAACAGCAATACCGAGATACATATCACCAGCTGCCCCAGTATACGGAGAGATAGTTCCATCGTCATTAAGTTTTACCGGTTGACCCTGAACGATGGTATCGCCACTCTTTACCGGAAATGCCTGATGAAGCTTGTGCGATTCACTTTTGTAAATCACAGCCTGTGGGGTCCGTCCACCCACTTTGTGTAAGTCTGCCATAATTTAACTTGATATTTTAGTTGTTTGTTATTTCTTTTCTCCCCGAAGTTTACGATCTGCCAAAGTTAAAGCTATATCACGAGTAGATTTCGGTGCCTTATTCTTTTCCTCATCATCTTCGGGATTAATAGATGATGCTCGGCCAACATCATGAGAACCGCAATTATTGCAGTGCATGGGGAATTTCTCTTCCAGCTGTGCATCATAAGTCTTACGCAGAGCTTTGAGAGTCTCCAGAGTTGTTCCTTCATTCTCCAGTAAAGCCAGGATATTCTGGTCTACCTTATCCTCACCAGAAACTTTCTTATATGCTGCCACCGTTTCCTCACGATACGATTTAATGTGGCAATCCCAATTCTCTTTAGCCTCCTTGTAAGAATTGAGGTCTTTTTCAAGATTAGTCTTTTCCTCAGTGAGTTTTTCAATTTCCTCATCCTTCGCCTTCACAGCATCAGCGAAGTCCTTGTTCTGCTGTACCAGAGTTTTAATCTGGGTGAGAGCCAGCTCTGTCGAAACTTCCTGACCTTCAGAAAGGGTCAAAAGATTTTCACCAAAGAGGCTCGCAAGCATCTGCTGCAATTCTTTGTCCATGTTTGTTTTATTATTTTGGTTATTATGGTTACCCTTTCCGGCACCCTTTTCATTATTAGATTTACTGGTATTGTACTTTATATCTTTTTCTGAAAGAACCTTGAAGTCGAATAGAGATACCCTCTTTATCGGATCATTAGCCTCGGCTGCTTTCTCTTCGGAAAAAGAATAATACTGACTTCCAGCATAAGCAGGGCTATTTAACCTACCACTCTTAATCAATTGAGCAAATGGATCAGCTCCATGCCATACCAGAGATGTCTCTTTATAAGAGATTATCTTTGTAGCAACCCTACGTATAAGTTCTCCCTTATCTGTATATGTACCAAGTTTAGAATAGAACTCCCATATATCCTCAAATTGGTGGGATGGTTCCCATGCAAACTCTACAGTTACAGAATTAGAATGTATAGAAGGTGGATCCATTTGTATACCACGAGCTATACGTGGATTTGATAATCCATCTATCTTCAGTATACCGTTTATACCAGCAGGTATTACTACTCCAGTCTTTTCATCTTTGTATGCGTCTTGCCATTCAACAGATTTAACTGATCCGATAGCATTAGCCACATCAGTTTCATGATCAAGGTTTACAGACTGACCAACCAGTAATGGCATTGACTCTTTGAGGATCTGTTCTGGAAATTCAGTAGGATTATACTTCTTTGCTACAACAGCAGCCGAAAGCATTCTGAACATTGGCTCAATAAAGTCTGTGTCCTTTGGTTTCAGCATGTCTGGAGTTACATTTGGCATAAATTGATTCACATTCAAAGTACCTCCCCACATACCGAACCTCTCTAATGACTTCTTTGGATCATCACTGAAATTACCTGTTCCCTTGTAGAAGTTTTCAGAAAGAGAGTGAGCATCAATAACTACTTTTGGTACATCTGATACCATTAAGCTATGAGCTGCACTTAACACCATTACATCGGTGTTTTGTTTTTCAATAGGTGGCATAATTTATCTCGGTTTACTATCTTGATCACCTCTTCTTGGGTTTGGGTTATTTTTGTCCCTGCCCTTACGATCTGACCTTTCTTTATCGTCTTTTCTATCCTTTTTCTTCTTACCAGTATCTGTATCACCAGTACCGGATGAATCATCTGAATCTACTGGTGTACGGGGTTCTGGTAGATCAGGAGCTTCATACCCCATATCACGTGCAAATTGATCCTGGCTTATGATACCCTGATTGTAAAGTGTTATATTTACACGAGCCCTATATTCCCTTGCTTGCTGTAACTTAATGTCATCAGAAACTGTTGAAGTTCCAAATTGAATTGTTATTCCCTTGTTATTAAATCCAGCCAGACGCAGTTCTAGAGAATAAAAGAATTCCAATACAAATATTACAAGTGTTTGGATATTCTTTAACTGGGATATCATCTTTGACAGCTGTATACCAGCCCCTCCTTCTGTTCCAGCTTGAGATGCTGATACTCCTATGATAGAACCATTTACCCCCAACCCATTAGCAACAGACTGCTGGTTCATATTCCACGGGAGATTTATGTTCTGCATAGAAGCTGATGTTGACTTCAGGTCGAATTCATGATCATCAATATAACCAACTACAACTCCATCTGACATACCACTAACTATGTTAGTCTTCATCTTACGGAGTGTACTGTTTAGACGACCTTGATAAGCTTTTTCACTTTCACCAGCAGTACGAGGAGGTTTAGCCATCTTTGCCTCTAAGAATCCAACCATACCCATGATCTCCATGATATGTTTGAAATTCTTTCTCATAGTATGCTGACCAGCTATAGAGTCTAATGCAGACATAAATGGAGGTACTCCATACGGTTCATCAGTATCATTGTACATCCCAACATAACAATATGTTTCTGTATTAAGTCTGATGAATGTATCCTTTACTCCATCTACTATCCTTGGATTCCTCTGATATGGATGATATACTCCATTGTTCTCTCTCTTAAACCTTATAGTTTCTGGTTTAATGAATAGTATTGTCTCTAATCCAGTCAACTCTTTGTTTGGTACACCCTCTACTGATATTGCACCACCAACTAAAAGTTGAACAATGAACTTGTTTACCAATCCGTCTATACCAGCTGTATATCTTGACCACTTCTTAGATACCTCTCTAAGATGATTTCTCATCTTAGTTGATTCTTCTGCGGTATTGTTTGGGAAGTCTATAGTATGGCCAGTATTTGACAGCTTGAACATGTCTTGCAGTGCAATACTGACATCTGGGTTTACTTTGTATAAATCCCGAATAATTGGTATTAGTTCTGTTCTGAAGGTTGGAGTAACTAAGTTAGTAATACCATTTAGAGTTGTAATTAACTCAGAATTTCCCACACCATCATCTGGTTGGGAAACTCTTCCTGGACTTATAGAACCCTTTCCTTCATCTTTGTTCTTTGATTCTTTGGGCTTTGACCTTGTGAACCAACTGATAGGATTAAGTTTCATGTTATGTAAATTTGTTTATGTTCTACTGAGGAATAACCACAGTTGATGATGCACTATGACATCTTATGTGATTTGTTATGGCTTTACCGAATATGGAGTCATCGGAATATGTTTCACCCTCTAAGTCAATATCCATAGATGAGGTACTCATTCTATGTTTACCTCGGGCAATAGGTCTTCCTGCACCATCATATATGAAGGTATAAGCCTCTTGAACAAAGAACGGATCTTTAATTACCACATTGTTTTCCCTTATATCCTTTTCAAGATTCTCTACAATTACTGACCTATTCTTTGCGGTTGTTAACCAACCCGGGAACTTCTCTTCTTCTGGACGACTGTGACGTTTCTTCCTTAACAATTTAGTATAGAAGTATAGGTTTGGATAACCTTCATCTTGGAGTATAGTTGTTACAGCCATACCAACATCATTAGTCTCTGGAGCTAGCTTAGCAAAGTTATACTTTTCTCCGATATCACCAAGTAAACGAGCATATTTGTTCAAAGGTATTCTACCCTTGTATACTGCAGACTCTTCTCCATCTCTATCCATACAAGTAAAAGCTGAGTAGTCAGTACCTCTACCAGTTGCACAGTCACCACCAATGAAATACTCTTTGTTTGGATCAGGCTCATTGAATTCCTTATACTGACCTTTCAAACGTGTATTGATAATGGGATAGTCAGATAAGCACTCTTCTATAGCCTTAATATCAACTAAATCAAATACTGTATTACCAGATGATAGGAAGTCACCATCAATCTCCTGAGCAGTTCTCTTTGGACCAAGAGCAGTAGACATCTCCTCATACCACTTCTGATCTCTATCAGGGTGCATCTGCCAATAGAGTCTGATGGGATTAAGCGGGTTACCACCAGCTATAGCATCTACCCAAGCACCGTGGAAGAAATTACCTACACCATAAGGGGTGTTATGAGACACGTAGTCTTCATTAATGAGGTAAGATTCATCGTGTTCAACGCAAATATCGTAAATGGTATCGTAATACTTTCTTACCACTTTCAGTTTAGAAAGGTAAATACTTCCTCCACGTTTACCAGATACAATATTTTGAATGTAGGCTCTATCCCGTTTAATCCTAAACTTATCATATACTTCCCATGAGATTTGTTCTAATACTCTTGGGTAGCAACCAAGCTTCTGATAACGGTGTTTTATATAAGCCACCTCCAGTAAGTTATACTTAAATCCAACGGGTTTTACAGTTACTGGATTCTGCTCTAAACTGTTTAGGGAAGTGTGATAAAAGATAGCTGGTATATCGCGTTTAATAATCTCTGATACAGGCAACCAACCTTCTAAGGTATACAGTTTATGTTCGGGAGTACACTTAATTACTTTACCCCATTTATTGTGAACTTCCCAAGTCTTTAGTATACCCTTGTTTACTGAGCCCAGTACCCTTTGCCACTTTCCGGTATGTGATAATACTCTCAACCCGAGATGAGATATATCCATCTTACCAAAGGTCTTAGGACATATAGAATCAACTCTGAAAGGTCCATCTTTACCTATTATCTGAGTGTCACCCGTGATACATGAGTTTACTATAGCCGCACCACCGGTCGATAGAGTAGGGAAAGCTGATGCCCAGATAGTTGAAGCCCATCTTACGATTGCTGCCTCATCAATCACCAACAACGACAAAGATTCAGAACGACCAGCTTGGTCAGAGGTTGGAATAGATTCTATTACAGAACCATTTGCAAACTCTATAGTTGATACAGAACCGAACTCCCCTGCACGACCGTTTATGATAGGCTCTTGCAGATAGGAAGGAAGATTCTTGTACATGAACTTAATCTTCTTTAGTACTTTCTTTGCTACGGTGTCCTTGATTGAGATAATGTTTATCTTCTTGTTAGGATGATACATTGCTAACCAAAGACAGTAGAGGGAGATTAGCTCAGTAATACCAGCCTGACGAAACTTTAGGATGATATTGAACCTGTTGAGCATGAATTGGTATAGCACTGCCTTCTGAAAAGGGTAGAGCAAAAACTTTACCATACCCAACACTGGGTTTATCACGTAGCAGAAAGTAGAAAAGAAGAACGGGTCTTTCATCACCCGAACCAAGGTTTTAAGTTGTTCGGGTGTAAGACTTGCATCTTCAACTAATGTCTTCTTTCTTGCCATGTCAGAAATTGTATGAAATTCTTAAGTACGGGTCGAGACCTAAATTATCTCGAAGCTTAGGATAATAGTTGATATTCAACCCGGCCTCATAATTAAATTTACTGGTATTGTACTTCAAGCCTAAATCCAGATCATGCATGTTATGTACCGGTCTGATGGTATATTGTACGACTGGATCAAACCTTTTTATGAGTGACGTTTTCTTATTGGTTAACTTCCCATCCGAATAGTTGTACTGATAACGATCATAATTTACCTGATACTCTTCAGTAAATAGTTTGCAGTCTGTATTGAAGGTAGTGATTGACAGTTTATCTCTACTGGAAAGTATCTGCAGTAGTTTTGGAGCTTGTGGATAGTTAGTTAAGAACAACTCATTGTATTCAACCTTCACTGAATCTTTCTGTATGATGGTAACTACTCTATCAACATACTCTATTCGTTCAATTGGTACTGAATCTATCTGATAGAAAAATACCATGTTGGGCAATTGCATTTTTGGAAACTCTACCTTTGGAACAAAGGGTTTATTAACCCAAACTGTATCGGGTTGATGGTTGATATTTTCCAAGTCATGCCTTAACTCTGAATTCTGATCCCACATCCAGAATATAGTTAAGGTCATAAGTATGAAGGCTATGGTTAAGATTACATTTTTCATGTGATTGAGATTTTATGAAACCATTAAGGGGGGATTATAGGGGGGATTAAAGAAGTAAGTCTTAATCTAGAAAGAATAAGAATACTACTATAGAACAAAGTATATGTTTATATAGCTTTAGCTATATAAACTTCTATTAGTATTTTAGTATACTAAAATACTAATAGAATTCTCCTTATACGTATGCGTATACGCGATAGGTGGCTTGATTAGAGTATTTTAGCTTTCCTCAAGCAAGCCTTTAACCAAAGTGAATTCTCGTATACAGCTCCTTTTGTCAGGGTATTCCTCCCCTTGTTCAACCAATAGGTTGGATTGTTCTTATCAAAATATACCTTAAATGATTCTGGGAATCCCATGATGACTCTATATTCATCAAGTCCCATTATCCTTCCATGAGGATTAAATTGCCTGGATGAAGGTCTCACAGTCAAAGGGTAACCTTTCTTCCTATTGCGATATACTCCTGGTAGAGTTTTCATCTTATGAGTTCTCATTGGCCATTTGTGATCATTTTTGAATTCAGTTTTCCATAGCTTCCTCACTTGAGCTACAGTAAGAGTTGTCTTAGACTTATCAGCATAATGATACATTGCTAATTTCTTGTCATCAGATTCTCTGTAATTTATGTCTTTTCTTACTTTTTTCTTCAATTGACACAGATTCTTAGGCTTAGTTACTTGAAAAGTGTGATCAAATACTTTTAGATTGATTCCAGAATCCTTACGTACTCCTATCATCACTAATCTTTTCCTACTTTTCTGGGAATTACCAAATACCGTAACGGAATGACAGTGTACTATAAGCTGATAATCAGGCAAATTATTTTTCCATTCACTGATAGGGATGAAATCTAGAAGCTTTGGAAGGTTCTCAAGCATAAATACTGCTGGTTTGAACTTCTTAACACTAGAAAGATACAGATTTAAGGTTGCATCTTCTCTTGGTTTACCCAGGGTTTTCTTCCTTGAATAGGAGAATACAGAGCTATGACCACAGGATGGAGAACCAATGATTATGTCAATTTTGGTAAATTTCACCTCTTCAAGGCTCTTTAAGAATGGAATATCACCAAAATTAAGCTTCCATTGTAGTTCTCCTTTGGAATGGAATACAGCTCTTGGTTCAACATTAGCTACAAGATGATCTTTAAACTCGAAAAGAAGCGCTCCTTGCGCTCCACAGATACCAAGTACATTCATTGAAAATAGATTTGTTTAATATATACCGGATGGTCTTGCTAAAGACTACTATAATATGCAAATTTAATATCAAAACTATATGAAAGTTGGAGATTTACTACTGGTAACTGGCACTGCATTTTTTGAAAAGACCAAAATTGTTGACCGAAATAAGGGGATTTATACCCTAGAAAATGGGATAAAGACAGATAGAACTCTTCATCCACTGAATTCAACATATAAAGTTGAACCTTTTGATGAGGAAAAGTATAAAAATCTCATGGCACAGAGACTTTTAACCAGAAATTTGGAGAAATTGACTCTGATCAACAACAAAGGGATAGAAAATCCAGAAATTGTTAGATATGCAGCTAATAAACTAGGTCGTATACTTGAAAAACTGGAAGAAAAATGATACGTTTCATGATAAGATTCCTTATAACAAATCACTTTATAAGGGTTATAGACAATGGGATTTCAGATGCAGGAGTACTTAGCAAAGCTTGGAAAGGAATAAACAAAGAGTATGAAGGCAATGAATCCTGGGAAAATGGCAAAAAAGAAGCCTTTCAAACATTCATCATCTGCTTTATAGGTCTAATCATCATTTCATACATAGTATGCTAACATCAACACCACCAATTTGGTTCGGATATACACTTATCATCATGTATATCTTAGGGTTTATCTTCTGTATCTTTCTCAGAAGTGTAATAAGTGAAACTCCTTTGAAAAGGTCAAGCACTAAAGTAAGGTATGGAGTTTTATTCCTTATATGGATGATGAGTCCAGCAGTAGTGATGGGATTATTCTTTTTAACTATGAAAGTTATATTCAGACATGGCGATAAGAAGAACTGATATAGATATAATCATACCAAGTGCAACATATCAACAAAAGAATGATATACCAGTATGGGATGCCTACATAGAAAAGGTAGTTATAGACGGGGATATTCCTTCCCTGATATCCGACAGGTTATGTGGAGGGATAAAGTCTATGATAAATGGCTATCCTCAAAAATTCAGTGGACAGCTTAAAGGTAATATAGAAAACTTACTAAATGAAACAGAGGTTAGTATCTATAAGAAATATGGAATAACTTACTCCAAATTAAGGGTAAAAAGAGATGGGTACTATTTATTAATTTCTACAAAACCAGACAAACCATTTGACATTTGGGAACCTTAATCAAAATATTTATATGGCAGTAAAAGTTTATACTCCCGGTCAGTTCTATGCTGCCGGTGGAGTAGTAGAGGAAATGTTTTACCAAGAAGTTGGTAGAACAAAGAAGTATCTAAGGAAGAGAGTTGGTTTTGTACGTTCTTTCGAACAAGTAATCAAGAATCTGAATGATGAGGCTTGGAGAGAGTTTCATTATATGAAAGTTAACGTTAGGGGCGTAGATTATACCTTGGTATATGACCTAGAGAATAAGGAATACCCATATCTTTTCGTAGAAACCAAGTTCTATTTCAAACAGAAGGCTAAGATTAAAGAACCAGACCAGAAGTAGTAAATGTAATCACACAAAAATACCCAAGCTTATAAGCTTGGGTATTTCGTTTGTGAATTAGTTCTCGAAGTATTTCATGGTTACGTTACCATTGGCATTTATTACCATACCAATAAATACGTTATCTGCCATTCTTCCTCTACCGTACAGAGATGTGTCAAACTCTAATCGGTTAGAAACTTCCCTTGGTATAGCAGGTGTAGTTAAAGTAAAGGTTAATGGTTTAGTAGCACTACTAAAGCTAATTACAGGTGTAGCTATAAAATCCATGGTATAATCATAACCAGCACCAACAGTTTCGTAAGTGACTCTTATTGTGTGTATAGCTTGATACCGGAACGATTATTCCAAGTCTATATCTCCAAAACTTAATAATATGTATTTCTTAATCGGTTTACTCGTAGGTTTTATTTTAACTCTCATTATATACGGTATATTGGTATGGTCCTTTATGCAGTTACAAGAACCTTCCAGAGATTTATTAAAGAAAATAGGTGAGTTATTTATATTTGGAATAATTTGTATACTGGTAGTCACCATTACAATAATTATAATTAAGCCTTATGCCTAAAATCATTAGTAATACTAAGGGAATAACCCTGGATAAAGATGGTCAGCCACAAGTTGACAACTCATTTGAAGGCCCTGCCTATGTAGTTCAGGATATGGGATTGGGTATCGAAGAAAAAGTAATATCCCTTACTAGAGAGGGTGACCGATTAAAAACCGAATACACCTCTGAAAGGGCTTACATCAACGATGGATTTGAGTTCTTAATAGAATGCTCTGATTGTAAAGCTATAACTAAGGTAGAGAAATATGGTTTAAGTGAAAACAAGCCTTACATAACTCGATGTAGTCAATGTGGGAAGATATTCATCAACCCTTATTATAAGGACCCAGTAAGTGAATCCTGGGAGAAGAACCCTCCAACTCAAATCGTAGATTAACAATGGAACAGATGGAGAAAAATACAACTATCCTGGAATGGATAACCAAAGCCAAGAAATGCTACCTTAATAATTATTGGCTTCATGGTATGTGTAATGCCTTCAGTAAGGCTATTCTTTACTCTCCTGATTTGGAAGCCAACCTTATAAGTATACTACAGGAGATGGACCATCCCTTATATAAATTCGAAGGTAAGATAATGTATCGAAATGAATGGATTCCTGCCTTGATACCTGAATTTAATTTCGACTTCTTAGATGGTAATAGGAATACTAAGGCATATGAAAGCTATGAGAGAGGTGATTTGCCTTTAAGGGACATTTACTGGTGGGAAAGGGATGACAAAGAATCCAGGATTAAGGCCTTTGATAAATTGATAGGGATTTATGAGGCTAAGGTAAATGGTAGAGCCTTATAATGGGAGCCATAAAAATATCCTGAAAAATTTTATGAAGAGCTTTTAGATAGGTTCTTCATTTTGTGTGGGGAAGGGGGGTAGTGATCAATTCCCTTATTATGAGCTTTATCACTGGGTTTATTTTGGAGCTAGCAGTAAAATTATGGCCCTTCATGGGAGCCTTTAATGCGAGGAGCCTAAAACATCTGGCAGTAAAAAAGGCACACGGTGTCCCTATCGCAAAATTAAAATTAATTAAAAATAGGGGACAAATTATGCCCCCTACTTCTTCAATGAAATTTAATTACTATTTTATTTTCAATAAATTGATAAGTTATTTTATTTTTTATTTGTTTTTTTTTCAATCCATGAATTAAAATAGTTTCTTTTTCATTTACATATATTTGAAATTCGTATGTTTTTTTTTATCAAGTATATGTTTTATTTTATTTAGTAGTTTCATATCTTTATTTTTCATTCATTGCAGAAAGGAAATTTTTAATCGTGTCTTTCTTTTCTGTGTTTGCATTTGCGTCTACGATACATTCTACATTAATGTAAACTTGCTTTGCATATTCTTGCCACGCTTTTTTCAATGCTTTTCTTTTCTCTGTATTTTTATTGCTGGCAATAAATTCGGCAATAAAAGCGTCTAATTTCTTGCGCAATTTCATACGCAAATTTTTCTTTTCTTTGTCCGTTTTATACTCTGCAAAGATTTCTTTGCGATAAATTGATTTTCTTTCGCTGGTCGAAAAAATTTCATTACCAATTGCTAAAATTTCATTTGCTTTCATAGTAGTAAAAATTAAAGGTTAATAAAATGCTTTGTTCTTTTCTGTATTGCAAATATACTACTAAATTTTTTTTAATGTAAATTTTTAGACATAAATTTTGATTATTTTTTCTTATAATAGTATTTATTTAGATCAATTTTAACTATACAAAATAATCGGTTTAGGTTTAGGCAGTAGGTCTGTTTAATGATCCATGATGATAAGTTGGTTTGTTGGTATATGGTCTGATACAATTATGGCCTTAGCTGGCACCCTGAGGTACAGAATAGTCCAATAACTAGGCCTTTAATGTTCATCTTCATTTTGGCCTTTGTCCCCATATATCTAGAGTATCATATATTTATAAATAACTAAATACTTGTCTTATTAATTGTAAAGTTCTATGATATGCCCCTGCTTGCATTGCATTACACCTTATTTGCATTGCACTGAATAAAAATTTAATATAGGATCAGGATATGGCACCTAATTGTACCTTAAAAGCCAATCCTAAAAGGCCTATAAGCCAAGCCACTAAAAGCGATATAAGGCCTTAACCATATACCTACTATAAAAGGCCTATTATGAGGTAGGCCTTTGGTTTGGATTAACCTGGGATTTATTCCAGGTAGGAAATTGTTATAAGGATAAGAGTGTCCCCGATATCGGATGCAGTGAATCGAACCCATCCAAATTCAGTTCCGATTTCGGTGTTAAGGCTTTTGAGTAGAGTTTCTTCTTGGTTATCTTCGAATTCCTGGTAGGTGGTATCCATGATAATGGAGATGGTCTCTACCCCGTGAGCAGAATCGATAACCCATTGGTGAGGATTATAAAAGGAGATTTCAGATGGGTTGGGCAATTCCTGAGCCAGGATTTTCGGCAAGTGAATCGGTGATAATGTGGTTTTGGGTTGGGGATGCAAAGTTGGTGTTTGCAAGTTTGTTGCTAAGCAAGTTTTTGATCGAATTTACTGCATTTGCTTTCATAATAATTTAATTTAATAGGTTAATAAATTGCTTTCTGCATTACAAATATACAAATTAAATTTATTCATTGCAAATTTATATTCCTGGCCTTCAAGTGAGCCAAAGGTGTATGGCCCATATAAGGCACCAAAGGGTACACCTATTGAATCCAATATAGGCCTTATAAGCTCATAAATAAAAAAGGCCTGGGTTGGCAGGCCTTACAAAAAAGGATTGAAAGCAAATGGGGAGGGCCAACCCCCTCCCATTGCCCTAATTATATTCCGGGTAACCATTTAACTCCGTGACCTTATTATAGGCCTCATATGATTCATGGGCATATACTTTTGAAATCTCCGTATAAACTACCTTATCGAATGAATCCATTAATTCTACCTTAGCAATCCAAATTCCTTTCATGGCCTTAAATGTTTTTAGGGTTTATTCTTTTTATTTCTTTATGCAAATATAGTAATAATATATAATATATGCAAATAATTATTTAAGGCATTGAAATGGCCCTAACCTAATCCCTGAAGGCTAGTTTAAGGTACCTTAACCTACCATAAATGGCCTTAAAAGGTACCTTAAACTAGCCCTAACTGAGCCTTAACTCGAGAATTGGGATCTCCAAAACTCTATTCCTGGCATATCGATTTTAGACACCAGTTCAAAAATCACCCAAAAAGACTCGCATATTATATATAATATAATATAAAGTATTCTTTAAGGCTTGGGATTAAGGCCCATTAAGGTACCCTAAATGTACTTTATGAAGATCTTCATATATCTCAAGTATAGACCATATAGTAGGCTATATGTCTCTTTATCGAAAAGGCCTTAGCTGGTAGCCTAATCCTTAACCTTAAAAGACTTATATATTATATAATATAGACTTGAAAAGGCAATGGTTTGGGTACCCTAAAATGGCTCTTTAAGGTACCTTAAAATGCCTTTTGGTCCAGTCTAATGCTATTTGGGCCTTAAGTCGTAGTAGCTAATACGTATAGTAACCAAGATAGCTCAAGAGCTCGTATGGTACACAGTGCATTGGTAGGATAACCTAACTACCCAAAATTTCCCACCCCCTGATTTTATGGCCCTGGCGAAATTTCGACTTCATCCCAAGTTCCTGGACCCATTATTATCCTTACCTATAAGGCCCATGAATAAAAGCTATTCTTTATCTATCATTTGAATACTGTTATCCTATTCTCTTTTCATATAGGGAAACAAATATAAGGCCTCTAAGATATAAACCTAAAAGCCTTATATATGATTTATTATATTGATCCTTTATATTATGGATTGAGGTTATGATTTAATTTATTAGTTTTGGTATTTTTCTTTGTTTGGGGTTGGTGGGTATTGGTTATGGCCTTTAAGTGATTGGGATCCTTTATTTGATTAGAGGCCTTTTTATGGTTATATTTGTTTTGGGGGGATGATGTATTACTGTTGAGATTTAGAATCCTGGTTTGAGGTTCAGATGTCTTAGTACCTCTCTTAGTTCGGAATCTGTATAAGCCTTTGCCTTTTGGATTGGGATGTTGTTATGGTTTGAGGCTATGATGATGGCCTTTTCTTTTGATACCTTAATTGATTTTCTTTGTTTCATAGGTTATTATTTGGTTGTGGGCATATCTTCTTTTTCTACCCAGATTTTATCTATGGTGGTTCTATGGAACCTGCCTTCGGTATTTAGGATTATGGCCATTTGATAACCTGAACCACAGTGCCAATGTTGGATATATCCCTTGTATACAACATCAGTGTAAAGCCCAGTATCTTCATCCCTTTCTTGACTGGTGTAATGTACTAAAATGTCTTTCATAGCTTTATATTTATTAGATTATGTTATAGGTGAATGGCATCTTCTGCTCAATAATGAGCTATGGTCTCTTGTATATTTTGAGGTTTTTCTTCGGTTGGGATTGGAATGAATCTCTTTCCTTCACAGAAGGTATAACATCCTCCTCCCTCTTCCCGAGGTACCTGGCATTCTGTACAGTATGAGTTGTGGATTTCATGATTAGTATTTTATTTGGATGATTACCCAAGAGACTATCAGTATTACAGCTACCAGGATTATCCATTCCAGTAATGCTTGCAGTAATAACTTAAGTGTTTTCATATCCAGTTATCTTTAAGTTACTAGATTGGGTAGTAGCAGCGGATAGAAATGATACCTCCGTGATTGCGGATTACTGTTATATCCTCATATTGGAAATAATCCAAGGAAGAAACGTATAGGTCGAATACTGATTCCAGTTCTGGGTTTGTACCACCAAATACTTCCGTACCCGGAGCGGGTGTGAAGGTGAAAGTATGATGACCACCATACTGATTGTTTCTGGTCTCTATCTTAGTGAGGAGCATACCATATCTCCGGAGAAATTCTCTGAATGTGCATTGGAAATACATTTCGGGGTCTGTCATGCCTTGTCTTTTGCACCATCCGTGAACTTTCTTCAGGAGGTATAAGTAATTGTCTGGTTGTTTTTTCATGGCCTTAATTTATTTAATTAATTATTATCTTATTTCCTATATACAAATATAGCAAATATTTTGTAATTATGCAAATAAATATTGAAGGCCTTTACCAGCGTTCGTCTTCGATAGTGATGCGAATGTGGACATTTTGTTGAGGATGCTCCTTTAACCATCTCTCAATCTCCCCAGCCCTTTTGAGACTGTCTATATAATCTGGAGCTAAAGCCTTAACTGTTTCATAAGGTAAGCTCCCATCGGGATTTATCCAGGGTTTAGCAGGTGGCTCTTTTACCTGGTTTTTATTCTCGATTACTGCCATAATAACTACAATCAGAACAATGGCAATAGCTAACCACATGAATATGATTAGAGTACTGCCTTCTGAGTTTTTGTCTTGAGTTTTCATGAGACTTTATCTTTTAGTTGAACATTGTGAGCTGACATGAGTTCAACTTTTGACATGAACTCTTTCATGTAACTCTCTTTAATGAGAATGAGTACCTTCTCTCCTGTCTTGGTGTTGACCATAATGGTAGGGAGTACCTTAGACATTTTAGGTAATCCATCTTTACCGGGTTCCAAGTCCTCAATTAACTTTATCTCCGTTTCTGGGTCTAACTCCAGTATGTACTGAATCAATTCAAACATTTTCATAGCTTTGACTTTATGATATCCCTGATACCTATTAGTTTTAACTTTTGTTCAGGAGTTAAACCTGGGTCCTTCATTGCTTTGTTGACTTCAATATATAACTCCTGCATCTTTATCCTGTAGAGAGGTCCTTTGATATGCTTGCATACCCAGTTGTATTCTCTACATATTTTGTTGATTGAACTCATGCCCTGATGGTTATTACTAATCCCAGGTTACAGCTCCCTACCAGTACTTCATCATCCCCGGTAGAGAGAATCTCCTTCAATTGGGTTAATACCCCTCGGAAATTCATCCGAGTTGCTCCTTCTGATTCATGGAACTTAACCAAAAGAGTATGCTTATATGACTGAGGAATGCTGTCCTGGTCATATTTAATCTCTACTTTATAATCGTAGAGTTCCAACCCCAGTCGGGAATCTAACTCTTCTACCATTCCAAGGTAAGTGTCTTGGATTGCTTCCTTGATGCAATCAACCTCTTCCTCATAAATCTTCCCTAACTTGTAGGACTCCTTGAGACCAGTAAGCATAACCTTTTTATAATCTTTCATAATATTAGGGTTTTATCCTTTTCTTATTACAAATATAATGAATTAAATTTATATTTGCAAATAAAAATCATAGGTCCGAGAATGGTATACCATAGTTTTCGAAGGCATCTTTAGCCTCTCGAGGTAAATATCCATGTTGTTTGGATGCAAGGTATACTATACCATTGCAACCGATTACTACCCCGGTGATAGTATGTTCAAAAGGCCATATAGGCTGAACTGCGACCATTACTGGTGCCTGAGGGTCCATATCCTCCAATACTTGCATCAGATCTTTTACCGTAAAGGTTGAATCGATTGGATAAGTTTTCATAGCGGTGATTGATTAGAATGTGAAATCAGTGTAAACTTCTTTGTCTCCTCTTCGAATTACTTCATGATTGATGTTCTCCCATTTGTATGTACTGTAGCATTTAGCCTGAGGAATGTATTCTCCTCTGACCCATACTTGAGAGATGTTAGGCTCTTTAACAGGGGTAAGAGTAAAGTAATCTCCTCTTTTCAAATCCTTGATTTTTCTCTTTTCCATAGACTTTATTTTTTTTTAAGGTTTATATCTTTATTTCTTCTTATGCAAATAT